GCTTACAAACCAACTGAGCGCATGAACCTTGTTGACATGACGGGGCGCGAATACATTTTGGGCAACCGGCAAGATGTGTTCCTGGTTGGCATGGTGAGCGCGAACAAAGCGAACGGGATGGTGCATCGCAAGAGTTTCAGTGAGTCGTTTGCAGCGTTTTCTTTGTTCAGCAAAATCCATGATGACGCGGTGTTGTATGTTCATGCGGAACCGGGCGCAATCATGGGCGGTTTCACTTTGCCTATGTTGGCGAAGGCGTACAACATTGAGCCGGGCAAAATTATCTTTCCCGATCCGGTGCAACACCGTCTTGGGTACGATGACCGCGACATGGCGGCACTGTATTCGGCTTTTGATGTTTTGTTGCACCCGAGCATGGGTGAGGGTTTCGGTTTGACTGCGCTCGAGGCGCAAGCCTGTGGCACAAGGGTTATCACCTCATCGTGGGCGGCATCACCAGATTTGGCTAGTGAAGATTCGTGGCTGGTTGAGGGTCAACCGTGGTGGAATGAGCAGATGAAAGCGGTTTCACAAGTGCCGTTGATCCAATCCGTTTTCACGGCGTTACAAATGGCGTATGAGCAGGGTGGCGGTCACTCTGAGACGGCACGCGAGTTTGCTCAACAGTTTGACGCTGACCTAGTTTTTGCTGAGAAGTGGCTGCCGTTTTTGAAAGGGTATTTTGCATGATTCCGTTGATTGGTGTGCCAACTTTGACCAAGCACGATTTGTGTGACCGAATGTTGTCGAGCATTGATTATCCGGTGCAAGATTTGATTGTGGTGGATAACAAGCCTGACGGGTGGGAACCGACCAAGCCCGCGCTGGTGGAACGGTTGCACCATATCCGGTTGCCTCAGAATCTTGGTGTGGCTGGTTCGTGGAATCTGATTGTGAAGTGTTCGCCGTTTGCGCCGTCTTGGGTGATTGTGAATGATGACATTGTTTTTAGGCCGGGCGCGCTCGAGACGATGGCTAACAGTTTGCGTTCTGATGCGTTGCAGTTTTTTGCGGTGCAACCTAAGTGGGCGGCGTTCGCTATTGGTGAGGATGTTGTCAAAAAGGTTGGGCTGTTTTCTGAGCTGTTTCATCCAGCGTATTTTGAAGATAACGACATGGAACGGCGCGTAATGGCTCAGGGCTTTGACATGGAGATGGTGAACGCGCTCGTGGATCACGACAACTCATCGACACTGAAGTCAGGTTTTGACATTCAGAATCACAAGAGCTTCAAAGTCAACAGTGAGACGCATCGGGCGCGCGAGGCAAATCAGGTGATGACTGGTGGCGAGTGGGATTTGATTTTGCGCCGTGAGCTGTCATGGGATTGATAACGGTCATTACAATCGCGCCGGGTGGAGGAGTATTTTGCTAGAAGATTTAGTTGGTTCTTGGGAAGGTGACACAGTTTATGTTCTCGGTTCCGGGTCATCTCTGAACTTCATCAACCCATCTTTTTTTGATGACAAAAAATGTGTTGCCATCAATTTTGTTGGTCGTGAGTTTGGGCTGAAAAGTTTTGTCACTTTCACTCATTATGAACTTGATGCAATAGAGATTGCTTTAGCTTTTCCACACTTGACTGTGGTGTTGTTGCGATCCGCAGAAACGGGCCGTGATATTTCGCACATTGACAACATTGTGTGCATCAATAAGTTTGCTTTCCCACCGGGGGGTTCTTTCACGCCATACGATTTTGATGGCGAGGGTTTAGTTTTTGGTTCTTCTTCTTTGCATGGCGGTTTGCATCTTGCTGCGTTGATGGGGGCAAAAAGCATTGTTTTGGTTGGTGCTGATTGTGGCACTATTGACGGCAATCATCGTCTGACCGGTTATGTTCCCGGCGATACCCCGTGGCATCTTTACGAGCAACATTTGCGTTTGATGAAAAGGTGGCTGAAAGAGATTCATGGTTGTGAAGTGTATTCTTTGAACCCGTTTGTCAATTTGAATCTTGAGGGTCACAAGTTTGAGGGCGTGTGATGCCCGAGTGGGTAAGTTTGCAAAAGTTTCCGGCTGGATGGTACAGACTTAGGCCATGAAGGTTTTAACCATTGGAACATTCGACCTCATCCATCCGGGTCATGTGGCGTTGCTTGAGCGTTGTGTGGAGTTGGGTGGTGAGCGCGCACAAGTTTGTGTGGGTGTGAACACTGACGATTTCATCAAACGCTATAAGGGCGAATATCCGGTGATGAGTCTTGTGGAACGGTTGGAGATGTTGCGCGCGATCCGTTGGGTTGACGATGTGCTCATCAATAAGGGCAATGAGGATTGCAAAGTGTTGATTGATGAGGTGAAGCCGGATTTGCTGGTGGTTGGTTCCGATTGTTTGGGTAAAGACTATTTGAAGCAGACGGGGTTGACGCGCGAGTATTTGGAACGGCGCAACATCGCTTTAGTCTTTTTGCCGTATACGGTGGGGATTAGCACCACGGCACTCAAGGCACGCCTAAAATAGTCTTATGATTACAAACGGGTATGCAACTTTGCAGCAGGTGAAAGACGCTCTGCGGATCACTGATGCCGTTGATGACAGCCTCATCGAGATGAGCATTGAGGCGGCTTCGCGCGAGATTGATTCTTACTGTCAGCGCGTGTTTTATCCGACTACGGCAACGCGCACTTACCGTTGTGACAGCAACTTTTTGCTCGAGATTGATGACCTCATTTCTTTGACTACGCTGAAGACAACGGCTCAGACGGCGTGGGATACAACTTGGGGCGCGGCTGACTACCAGCTCGAACCGACGAATGGCATTGTGGGCGGACTCACTCAGCCGTACACTCGGGTGCGGGCTATCGGCAATTTCACTTTTCCCATCATGCCTAATGTGACTGTGCAGATTGCTGGCGTGTTTGGTTGGTCGGCCATTCCGGTTGATGTTCGCATGGCGTGTGTCATTTTGGCGCAACGCCTTTTCAAGCGTTTTGACTCACCGCTGGGTGTTGTGGGCATGGGCGACTTGGGGGCAATCCGGGTGAGCCGCATCGACTCAGACATTCAGGCGTTGCTTGCGCCATACCAGAAGGTGAGCATCGCATGAGCATCGCACTTATCCGCAAGGGGCTTGGCGATAACCTCGGCACTATTCGGGGGCTTCGAGTTGCGGAAACAATCCCCGATCAGGTCAATCCACCTGTGGCGGTTATTTCGTTGCAAACGGTTGAATATGACGGCGCATTGCGTGGTGGCCTCACAACTTATAGCTTCATGGTGACTGTGGTTGTGGGGCGCATCTCTGAGCGCACTGCACAGCGCACACTTGACGCATACATTTCGCCTGGCACTGGTTCTATCAAGACGGCGATTGAGTCTGAACGCTCGTTGGGCGGTTCTGCGTTTGATTGTCGTGTCGAGGGTATGAGCAATGTTGGCAGTGTCACAATAGGGGATATAACTTATTTGGCGGCAGACTTCACTGTCACCGTTTACGGAAACTAGGAGAAAAACAAAATGGCAAAGCAGGTTTTCACTAACGCTGTCGTGACCGTAAACGGAACCGACTTGAGTGACCACATCGCCGCCGTGACGCTCGACACCTCGGCTGACGAGATCGAAACCACCGCTTTTGGAACCGCTGGCTGGCGTTCACGCGTTACCGGTTTAAAGGATGGTTCAATTCAGCTTGACTGGCACCAAGACTTCGCCACCTCGTCAGTTGATTCGGTTCTGTCATCGGCCTTTGGATCGGTTGGCACTGTTACGGTCATGCCGAACGGGACAGCCATTGGTGCCTCGAACCCTCGCTACACGATTTCAGCCGTCATTTCGAGCTATTCCCCCGTCGCGGGCAGCATTGGCGATTTGCTCACATTCAGCACCACTTGGGCTTTTGCGGGCCCGATGGCACGCGCCACAGCTTAAAGCTGTAAGATAGGTTTCATGGAACCTATCAACCTTGAAATTATCTTCAGCGATGGCACTGCCAAAACGGTTAGTGCTGTCGCTGTTGATTTGATGCGCTTCGAGGCTCACTTTGATATGAGCATTGCGGGCTTGGCTACACCTAAGCTGACGCACCTTTTCTTTCTGGCTTACTCGGTTGAGAAGCGCACGAAGGCTACTGAACTTGAGTTTGAGCCGTGGGTAGAGACTATCCAACTTGTTAAAGAAGGCAACTCAAAAAAATAATGCCCCTCGGGGCTTATTCGTTACACTGGTCGCTCGCACAGCTTTCATACGAGTTTAAGATTTCACCGCGTGAGCTGATGGAACTTGATCCGCGAATGTTGTGGACTATGCAACGCTATCTTGTCGCTGTGTCACGCTCACGCGCTGAGGGCGGTCAGTAGACTTGCCTCATGGTTGTTTCGGTTCGTGCTGAGGTTGACGCTCGCGACATGGCAAGAGTCGCGCGTGTCCTTCGCCGGGTTGATAAGGAACTGTTAAACGATTTGGGGCGTTCTATGCGTTCTGGAATTGGCGGCACCGCCCAACAGATTTCGGCAAGCGCAAACGCTAATGGTGCGCCTTTGTCGGGTATGACTAACCATAATGGGGCAACAAAATGGGGGCCCGTCAAAGCGAGCATTTCAACGCGCCCTGGTCGGTCACGCTTTGGTTGGGGTGACCTTGTAACAATCAACATGGATGCCGGGCGTACTTCACGCGGTATGTATATTTCAGAATTTGCCGGATCAAAAAACCCGAATGGTTCAGACGCGCGTGGTGCATGGTTTATTGGGATGCTGAATATTCGTGTTCGCGGTTGGCGAAAGGGTGGGCGTTATGTTTACAAAGCCTTCATGCCCTACAAGGTGAGCATTTACAATCTGGCAGAAAGTTTGCTTGAGAAGTGGACTAACCGCGTCAATGTTGAGTTGGAGAATATCTAATGCCATTACGCTTGCCAATCGTTTCAAAGTTCGATTCAACCGGAATTTTACAGGCACAAACCGGCCTTGACCGTCTTGGCGGTTTTGCTCGTAATGCTGGTGCGCTTGTTGCTGGTGCGTTTGCTGCCGCCGCTGTTGGCGTCGGGGTTTTTACGGTTTCTTCACTTAAGGCTGCTGATGAGTCTTGGAAAGTTAGCAAAGCCCTTGAGCAGGCCGCAAAAAACTCGGGTGTATTTGGGTCAACTGAAGCTGATATTAAAAAAGCTACTGATGCGCTGAAAGAACACGCGCAACAACTTAT